CGGCGGCTACTTTAAGAATGAGTATGTTGAGATCAACCTTCAGCAGAAAGATCACAAAGTAACGAAGTTCAACGTGAGAGACGACGAGTACAGTGAACTAAACTTTCATAAGCTCAACTCGGACAAATACATCGACGCGGTGGTGTCGCACGAGACTAGGAGAGAAAAGAGTCCAAAGACTAAGTACGTCGTGAACAGCTACGACGACTTGAGTCAACCGTCGCTAAGAACCAAGTGGGGCAGGGACGCTTCTTCGTTCTTAGCTTTCGCGCAGAACGACATATCGCTCGTCATCTACAGCGACCTCAAGCTTAGGGCCGGCGACGTCATCTGGTTAAATATCCCTGAGTTTCATGGGTTCGACGCCGCGTTGGTTGATCAGAAGCTTTCTGGATACTTCATCATATCAGAGATTAAGAACGTAGTAAGAAACGACGGCTTCACTTACACCACGCTTAGAGTCAACAAAGACTCCTACAACGCACCTCTCAATCACGCGTCGTACTTTAGGGAGCGAGGAAACAGGTGAGCTTCGACTTTTACGGTGACAACTTTAAGTGGTTCGTCGGTGTAGTTAAAGGAAGCTACTACGACAACACGCGCGTTCGAGTTCGAATCTTTGGCATTCACAGGATGGACGACACCATCGATGTGTCGGACGACGACCTTCAACCCGCGATCGTATTGTTTCCAACGACGGGTGGACAAACATCCGGCGGAAACTTATCACACGGGTTAAAGACTGGAACATGGGTGTTTGGATTCTTTGCCGACGGCGAAAACTGTCAGCAGCCTGTTGTTGTCGGCGTGTTCAATGGAGGCATAGCTTCTTCAAGCAACCTCGGAAGCGCTTCACCTGCAGGCGGTTCAGCTGGCGACGGTAGAGACACCGGCGGTGGTAGCAACGACACCAGCGTCCCACTCTCGACTCTTGGAATCAGTGGAAAGAACAACGCCGAGCAAGCTTACAACATGATCTATGAGTTGATCGAAAAGAGCGGTAGGTCGGGTGGAAACATACACATGCAAGTTTCCGGAATCATGGGAAACATACTCGCGGAAAGCAACTGCAATCCGAGCACAGGGTTCGATAAGCCCGTAGTTGATACGAACGGTGGAAAGATCTACGGCATCTGCTCGTGGAACACCGTCGGCGGCCGCCCACAGATAATGTTTAGAAAGTATGGACAGCGTCCAACGCTCGATCAACAGATCTCATTCATGTGGGATGAGTTTCATAGCACCTACGAGCGCGCTTTCTTTAAAATCATGGCGGCTACTACCGTCGATGAAGCGACACAAGCTATGTGCTTCTATGAGCAGCCAGCATGCTTGAAACGAAACAGCTACGTAGACGTCAACGATTCAACGTATAAGCCTAGGATAAAATACGCGAATCAAGTGTACTCATCGTTTAAGTACACTCCGCGAGACACTTCCGCGGCGAGGGGTAGGTGATGGCGATAGTTGGACCAAAGGCAGTCGCTCAATACGACTACTTGTACATAACAACCACCCGCACCTATAGGGATGAAGACGTCGATGTATCGTCGGTCGGCGGGGACTTTGTTATAGATCAAAGAGGCTCTGTTTATCAAAACAGGACGCCGACACCGGGACAGGCACACGTCGTTTTTGTCGGTGGTATAGATACTTATACACACGCAAAAGATCCTATGACTCCTATATTCTACATGACTGAGAGACAGAAAGTCACTTTGTACGCGATTATGAGGGAGCTCTCTGTGAGGACAGACGCCGCACAGATAACGAGCAGTGATCAGGTGTTGGAGCAGATCGCTAAGTCAACATACATAAACTACGTGGGATGACATGTCCAGAGAAGACGTTTTCAACGATCAAAAGAATATAACAAAGAATGAAACCAATCGCGAGGGAGACGGACTCTCGGTTGGCACAGGCTGGCACACGCTCGCGGCTAACCCATATCCGGGATTCGAAGTTTCTGTAAAGACCGGCGGTAAAGCTTCCGACACGACTAAAGTGTTCACAGGTCCGGGTGCCGGCATCGCAACGGGTGTCGGCAACCCTGAAGACAGCATGGGCTGGGTCACTTCGACTGGAAACAAAATCGCGATTCATGCGACGCCGGGATCTGAAACTATCGAGCTCGTTCACCACTCCGGCGCTGCCATAATGATCGACGCCGATGGATCCATATTCCTCATGCCTACGAGCAAAAAGGGATTCGGTATGCACTCCAACAAAGGCGACGGCGTCGTGTCGGCGCAGGGAAGGTTGGTGCTCAAGGGACACTCCGACATCACGATTGAGACCGAGGGAAGTCTCACGATGAACGTTGGTCAGAATATGTTTATGAACGTTGGTGGTGACATGATCGTCGACGTCGGTGGATCCTACTCAGAGTCGATCGATGGCGCTAAGACTACTGAAGTGGTCAAAGACTACTCTGAGACCGTAGGCGGTGTGTCGCGTGAGACAGTAGCTGGGGACAAGCGAACACAAGTTGCGGGTGAGATTCGCTACGACGCAGGAAAGTCGATAGAGTCGAGAGCGGATCAAAACATCAAGCAGTACGCTTCGAAGAGCATGCTCGTCAACAGCATCGAGGATTCGTTCTTTGAAGTAAGCTCGGGTAAGCTCTCACTCATATCGAACGACGACACGACACTAGCTTCAAAAGGTGCACTGTACGTTAGCGGCTTACACGATGTGTCGATCGAAGCCGCACAGAGCTTAGCTTTGAGAGGAGCAAACACGATTGTCACCGCTTCCGATAGTTTCTACGTAGACGCGACCAATTTAGCTGACATAAGGTCAGACGCTACTAAATTGAGTTCTTTGAATGAAATGAATTTTGTTTCCGGCTCGATGAAGCAGAGCACCACTGGAGCGTTTAACTTTGACGCCGGCGGCGCGATCGACATGAGGGGATCTACAATCGACTTCAACAAAGCCGCGGCTTCACCTCAATCTGTTCGCGCAGTTGAGATCACCGCGAAGAAAGCAGTTCCTGATCCTGAGACTCCTCCCGCAGCTGAGTGGCCACCGTCCGAGACGATCATCGACAACATGACGACTGAGCGCGTTGCGCCGGGATTCTTCAAGAACGCTAAGAAGATGTCACAGAATGAGATGTCGATCTATGAGAACGAGGGCGACAGTCCGGACGCATACGCGAAGGGTGCCGCGAGCATGAACGCCGCCGGTGGGTCACCATTCAGCAAGGGCGACGACGCCGGCACGATTGGTGACAGCGGAAACGCTGGATACGATGGATCAAACAACAATTCAAAAGCGGCGAAGAGCTCGATACCTCTTCCGGTTTCAATCTATAACGGAAGCGACAAGCTATCAAGGAACTTAAGTGTCGGCGGCTTTCCTGGGCTCGGCAGCCTTCCACTCACGCAGATGGGATACAGTCGCAAGGAGATCCTTGAGAACGTTCAGCACTTGGCTTACAACATCATCGATCCCGTGCTTGAGAAGTTTGGCGGCTCGGTGACTCTGCTTCACGGCATCAGGCTCGGGCAGGGCGGATCACGTCACTACATAGGTAAAGCCATCGACATGCGAGCCTCAAGCAGGAATCACGCGCAGACGGCTGAGATCGCGAAGTGGATCGTTGAGAACCTACCATACGACAGGTGCTTCCTTGAAGCGAACGCACAGGGAACCATTCACATTCACGTTGAAGCTGCGCCGGCGGGATCCAGCGGAGCGAGGACTGTACGCACCTGCGCGGATCCTAAGTGTCAGTCGGCGGTCGGTGGACTGCAACTGTCATACGCGCAGCAGGGTCTTAGAAAGATGGGATTCGCCTAATGTCGATAGATCCAAACACATTTAAAAACAACAGCGACCAACAGATCTTAAACTCTGCTGTTGCGATACCGACGGTCGAGCCAACGACCGTGTCGCCTTCAACGCTCGTTCAAAACTTAAACACAAATACTCCTGTTAGTACAACGACTATCCAAGAGTTCTTGAGCGATGGAAACCTTGAGCCGCCTCCACTCAGCGACGCTCAGAAAGCAGCGAATAATACTAAGATAGTTGAAGGAAACCCAGCCGCCCGTGAACCTCCAACCAACTCTTCTTCTTCGACTGTCATTACTAAAGACACCGC